TGATTTCGAATGGCTCAGAACTAAAACTTTTCATTCGATGCATATAAGAAGGCGACGTTATTTTTTCTATAAAGTTAAATTGAGCCGTTCTTACTTGTTGGTTATAAAAGTAGGGGCTATATTCGTCAAAAAAGTATAGCGTTTCTTCAAAACCAACATAGTTCTTGTTAAGTAGGTCGGGGACCTGAACGTTTGGATCTATTGGAAGGAGCTCAGCTTCAAGTAAAGTGGCTTCATTATGCAAAAGGGTTCTTTCATCTAAAAGAAAAAAAGATTTGTTTTCTGTTGGACGTTCTCTAAATAAAACGTCGGCTCGTACAACATAAGGAGCATTTACCCGGAAATTTTTAAAGCCAGGATTAATTTTTTTCTGAGCAAAAATTTCATCAAACTTGAAAGGAAAAGCGAGAAGGTTTTCACGTGCGTTTTCAAAAACGTTTTCCCCGTGCCCTGAAGCCTCACTAAGAATTATTGGGTTTAAAGAGGCAGTCGTTTTAGCTTCTAGAAATACTTCAGAGTGTTTGTTAAAACTAAAATCTTGTGCAATGTCCACAATGTCGGACTTATAGTATGGCTTTTCAAAAGAAGTGCTAAATAAACTATATTTTGAAAGAATTCGAGGTATGATGTTCGCGGCTATCTCGTTCTCAGAAATAGAATCTGTTGTGTTTATGATAATGTTTGGCCTAATCTCGACCAGGTTAGGCTGTATAAAATCGAAAGAGTCATTCGGCGATATTGAATCTTGGAAAGCTTTGATAAGTGGATCAATGAGTTCTTCTTGTGGATTATCTAATTTGGTTCCATTAGACCGGAGAGCTGTGATAAGAAGTGACGTTCTATTCATGCTCAGTTCTTGAACAACGCCATTTTCTATTAAGTCGTTTGTTCTCGTATAAGGCTTTGCGCTGAACACATCGGATTGAAAAATTTTACAATGAAGCAAGCTCACTGGACTGTTTTTCATAATTTGTTCATAGTAGTTACTTTTAGTCGCAGTTGAATAGGACTGTAAATAAGAAGCGGGCGCGTTTTCACGGATATCCTCTTCATCTTGAATGTCGTGCCCTCCCATAATTGGAGACGTATTGATCACGCTTAAAAACTTCGTTTGTGCATTCGTCCTTGGATCTACTTGGACGTATCCAGGAGGAAAAATTATCTGAGTGACTTGAAATCTTTCTAAAACATTTCCATTAGCGCCTTCCGTTTCAATGTATTCAACTTTTACGTTTGAACCTTCCGGAATCATTTGGCCCGTTATGCCGTCACCAAATTTTATAAGTACTTTATCTTCGTTATTTAAGATCTTGGCCTCAAAGACTTTATCATAAGGACCTGCTAATCTAATATTTTCAATTTTTTCCCACACTTCGACCTTATCAGGATCTCCGCCTTGAGGAGTTATTATGACTTTAAAATAGTCTTCAGAAATTATATTACTCGCATTTTCAACGTTAAGAGAAGATATAGCGAAAGATTCAAATCGAGTAGAGCTCGCGGTTCCGAAGTCGACCGTTCTTTTTATACCTTGCATGACGGGCACTTTAACATACTTAATGCCGTCCCAGCCACCGGCTTTTATAAAGTCGGCATATTTTTGCTCGTTGCTTTTTATTTGTGAGAAAGGCTCTTTAAGTGCACGTGACTCAACCGTTTCGACTGAGAAAAAATTGAGGCCTTTACTCGTTTTAAAGATTGTGCCTTTTGGGATAATATATGAGGTGTCAGCTGTCCACGGAACAAGAGCCGACTTTTCTATATAAGACGCTTGTGCATTTTTTTGAAGGTCGTCATAATCGGAAGCTTGCCCTAGGTCGAAAAAAGTTGACCCAAAGTTTCCAAGTCTTTCTTTTCCTTCAACATCGGTGTGTGATACAACAACGTGGCCTATTGACGACTTTGGAAGTTGGCGCTTGTATCCAATGAGGTCTGCTTGGTGAGTGAGGCTGCTCATATTTCGAGCATTCCTCCATTTTTTTTCGTTATATAAATATTCTAAGTATCGAGCTAACTCTGCGTTTCCTTCGGCTATTACACTAATTAAGTTTCCAATTGTGCCAACACCGAGAATGTTGGCCCAGTCTTCTTTTACCTGAAGTCTTTGTGTGAGTCGCTGTGCTATTGCTAATTGGTCAAATCGTTTAATAAGTCTAATCTCCCTTCTTCTTAGAAGTCTTCTAAGAAGTCTTCTAAGAAGTTAGTTAGATTTTTATAACATAGTTGGCAAGAAAAATGTCACATCTTTAGTGTGGCATATGAATTGCCTATATTGAATCTTTCATTTTAAAGTTAACTAACTA